GACCCGTTATCTGTCCGCAAGTCTTTTGGTAGTCAGCGTAGTCTTTGGCTACACCAGTACCAAGGGACTCTTCCAAGTCCCTTACTCTCACATCTACCTGTTTGAGGAGATGATCTAGTATTTTTTCCTTCATTCAATTTCCTTTTTGGTTTTTTGAGCTTGGGTTTTTGCCATTTCAGCTAAGATTTTGAGCTTCTCTGACTGGCGTTGTTGGTTCATTTGGGCTTTATTACTTCCTATTTGATGACCCAATTTCATGCCTTCTAGCTCTTGTTTAGCAGCAAGGTTGGCTTTATCAGAAGCAGTTTTTGCTCCCACTTGCATACCAGCAATTTCTTTTTGCGCTGCAATACGCATCTTTTCAATTTCAATTTGATCAGCTTTACCAGCTGCATCCATAGCCAGTTTCTTCTGCTTAATGTCGATTTCCTGTGCTTTAAGCTGTAATTCTTTCATCTGCATCTGAACAATAGGATCTTGAGCAGCTTGCTGTGCCTGTTGTGCAGCCACCGCAGTCTGGTTCTGTTGCAATAGATTTTGAGCAGCTGGGACAGCCAGACGAGCAATTTGCATTTCTTGTTCTGGAGTCATATGAACATCTGGATCATCGTCATCAGAATACGGAATGTTAATGCCCATTTGCATCTGCATTTGTCGCATATATTCAAGACCAACGTGTTCAGTAATGTGAGCTTGCATCGCTTGAATCATCATTGGAGCTTGTGGGTTTTGACCAATGGTTTGTTTGATCTTTGGATCATTCATAGCAGCCATATGAATCTGGATATGGGCTTGATGGTCTTGACCAATAAACGCTTTGAGTGGTTTGTTCTTTAAGGCGTTGACGTTTTCCGTTACTGGATCTGTAGGCTTCATGTCTTCTGGCAATGGAACCAACTTCTCTAGGTTCTTAATGCCGATGACTTCTAACATTTGGCGATGTAAGTAAGGAAGGTTATAAAGCTGGGGAGCCGTCTGACATAACTGTAGGGCAGCTTGATACTGCACTACCTTTTGGCTCATGGTTGCTGCGTTTGGATCTGATACGGGAATGATATTGACCATATCGTAGTCAGATTTACGGGCTGTACGATTACCGCTGGTAGGCTGGTAACTGTAATCTTCTGGGGCGTAGTCAGCAATAATTTTTTTGAGCAGCTTAAATTCTTGCTTCATGGAGTAATGAATACGAGCTTGAATCGCAGACATGACTTTAAGTGTGCGTTCTAAAATTGCTAAAGTCGTACCCACTGGAGCTTGGCTGCTCATGTCCGATGCTTTTAAATCGCCAGAAGAAGCAAAACGTCTACCTTCTTCTACGATTTGATTGAGCAACGTCATTAAAGTCTGGCTTGGCTCTTTGTATGGCAATGGCATGATGTTGTCTTTCATCGCACCACTTGGAACATCTACGTCACGGAACTCACCTGGAGCTATCGGGGTATCGTCACCTTTGACACGCAACCCACGAGTCTTAAAGCCTCCAGGAAGATTGGACAATGACCCTGCATCAACCAGCTGACGAAGAATGGAAGTGCCCGATTTAGCAAAAGCTCCAATAAGATGAATAAGCCCGAAATGATAAAAGCCGAAGCCAGGGATATAGCCATAATGTACAAAATGCTGGCGTTTTTGGTGTGTTTTGTCATCTGGATCCCAGTTTCTACGGATTGCTAACACCTGTCCGTTTGATTTTTCAATGGTTACAACATAAGGAAGAGCAATGCCTGTTGGTTCGCCATGCTTATCTGTGTGCTCAAAACCTTCTAAATCAAGGTGGCAGTGCATTTCAAGGACTTTAAAACGGTCATCAGTAGATGCCCTAAATCCTAATTTTTCTGCAATTTTCTTTTCAATTTCATCTAAGACGTTATCTGGCGATCCTAGATTTAAATCACGATAGAACCCTTCATACTGTAGGCGTTTGAGTTCATTTTCTGTCTTACGCATCACATGAGTAATGCGTTCTGCGGATTCAAGACTAGAAGCACCGTAAGGCACAACCAGATCTTCAGCAGGAATATACATAGATACTTGACGATCTAGGCTTGGATCTACATAAACTTTTTTAAAGCCGTTACCTGAAAGCCCTACACCCCAGAGCATACGCTCATGTTCAGGGCGAAACTCTTGCATCACGTCAGTTAACTCATGGTTCATGTCTTCTACAACACGCTCCATCGCATCTTTTTTCTCTGATGTTTCTTTACCAACAATCTCGCCCTTGACTGGACCAGCAGCTGGAAAGGTTTCCATGATGGTTTCAGATTGGAATTTAATGACGGCTTCGGCTAAGACTGGGTGGTAAACACCGCAAGCACCTTCCCAAGGTTCTGAACGCTCTTCAATCTTTAAGCCAAGGAGTTCTAAGCCATCAACATAGGTTTGAATCCAGTCACGTCTAGAATCAATGTCCGATTGAAAATCTTCTAAGAGTTCGCTGGCAATCTGTAGTAAAACCGATTCAGGCAAGTATTCAGCAAGGTTTGCATCAAAGTCTTCAATCTCCTCGCCTTCCATTTGGATTTCCATTCCACCAACTTTTACGTCTACCTCTTCAGGGTCAACAATTTCAATTTCAACATCTGGTCCTTCTAAATCAGGTAGACCTTGGGGGGCTGCATACATTGCTTTATCGATTGACATAAGGATCCTTAGTAATAACCTTTTTTACGCCTAAATTCTTGTGGCTCATCTGGCTCATCGCTTTGCAGCGTAATAAAGCCACCTCTTCTAAATCTTAACAGTGCTTGGGTTGTGGAGTCTACTAAGTCATCGTGATCTGAATTGGGAAATGCTGCTAATTCCTCTACTACTTCTTCAGCCCAGCGTTTTCTTGGTGCCCAAATTTTACCGCTTGCAAACAAATCAGATACGCTATTAACACGAGATATTTTATCGTTACCCCTAGTCGGTGTAAACTCTTGAACAGGAATACCCATCCTTCTAAGTTCAAATATAAGTGGAGCACCAGATGCTTTCGCTTCAACAATGAACGAATCTGGTTCCCAGTCTTTATACATATCATAGGCTCGCTGTTTAAGAGTGGGGAACTCCATTCTCTCTTTAAACGCATCCAATAAAATGATATTAGCATCCGTTTTATCTTCATTTAGGTAAAAAACTCCCCAAGTCGTACACGCTGAATAGTCAGCCCGTTCTGATTTTGTAAATGCCGTATCCCAAGATTGGATGATGTAATCACAAGGGGGAGGGGTTTCTTTATCCCAGACCCTCCACCATTCCCGTTTAACAAGAGCACCTTCTTCAGAGGTCGGATCTTGTTGATACTGGGCTTGCCACTTGGAAAGCGGTAGTTCTATCCTTAGTTTATCTAATTCCTCGTAGCTCCAAAACTCAGGCCAAAGGGGTTTTTCGTTTCTTTTAATCGCTGGAAGGCTGATGATTTCCCATTCATCACCGTCTCTGTCCACCATCGCTTGGCAGATTTTTCCTGTTAGGTCTCGTTTAGACCAACGGGTCATCACAACTACAATAGATCCTCCAGGCTGCAAACGCTGGCGAGGACCTGAAGTGTACCACTCGTACACCTTATCAAAAACGCTAGGGTCCCCAGCTGCAAGTGCTGCTTCTTGCTCGGAATGAGGGTCATCAATAATAAGAAGATCAGCACCTTTACCAGTAACAGTACCGCCAACACCAATAGCAAAATACTCCCCGTTAGCATTAGTACTCCAACGACCAGCAGCCTTGCTATCCGATCTAAGAGCAACATTAGGGAATACTTTGGCATATGCCTCTCCATCAACTAAGTTACGCACTTTTCGACCAAAACCAACCGCAAGTTCAGCGGTATTAGAACATTGAATAATTTTCTTGTTAGGAAATTTTCCCAAGAACCAAGCAGGTAAAAGGTAACTGGCAAACTCAGACTTCGTATGACGAGGTGGCATATTAATAATCAGTCGCTTAATTTTCCCACTGGCAATCTCCTCAAATTTAGTCGCCATTAATGCGTGATGTTCGCCATGAATAAAATTGGGCCACATGGTTTCTACAAACGACATAAAGTCAATTTGCCCAGTTTCACGAGTTACTGCATCTTGATAAGCCAACGCCAAAGGACGTAGCTTTGCCTGTTCCTCCTCAGGAAGCTGATCAATGATGGCTAACAACTCATCCATTCAAATTCCTTAGTTTGATATACGCTGGTCTAATGCTACGAGAGTACTTCATGTTCCCTTTGCAAACCCCTATTTCAATTAGGATTTTCATTTTCCTAGCCGTACCTCCACGCCCCCGATAACCTGTCATTCGCATCACGTCATCAATGGTTGGACCAAAACCAAAGTCCTCCCAGAACTTTTCAATGACATGAAAGACTTCTTTTTGTGCAGGAGTCATCCTATCCTCACTACATTAGGAAAATATTCTTTTTGCAATTCTTCTTCTGTTTTATTTTTAGATGGGTAGTTTTTATGCAAACCTTTATTGCCACCACACCATTGGCAGTTATCTACTTCCTCATCAGGAACTGGACCAGCTTTCAAAGGATTAACTCCATTGCACCAAACATGATGTAGTTTCATTTGCCACAATCCTCAGGTTCGTAAACTTTAGAACTGGCTGCTTCACCAGCTACCCAATGGTATTGTTTTTTACGAATCCCAAATTCATTCATAGGCAAAGACTGGCAAGCTACGGCATCCCTTAATAACTTTAAGTGAGCAATTGCCCTGTCTAGTGCTGCAATTTCTATTTCTATATTATTCATACGATTCCTGCCCATAAGAAAATCACTGTTATCAGTATCAAAATGATTAGCCATTGTTCTCTATCCATATACCCCCCTACCCTTTTTGATTAGAAAAAGATGACGGGGGGGTTTCTAAAACAGTGTTTTTTTCCTGCCAGTTAGGATTTTGTACCCCCTCCCCCCTACCAATTGGAATTAAATCATTAGGGTTAATACTTAGTTCCTCGTAAGTATTTGATTCTAAAGGATTTGTCACCGTAACAGGTGTTAGGGTGAGATTTGTTGGTGATTGAATGTGTGAAATACTATGCAAATGACCCGCATCAGCCTCGGGCAAAAAAGGGGTCATGCCCCTCGGTGGGGGGTCGGAAATTGGACTTTCAGAGCCAGTACCCACCGATGTTTCCTCAATGAGTGAATGATCTTCAGAAGAAATGGAAATAGATTGGGGTATATCAACATAGCTGATCTCTGCTAAGAGTTGCTCGGCTGTTCGCTTGGTCGATACCCTCAGACTATTACTGTTCTGTATCGCCAGTTGGACTGCTTCCATCAGCTTGGACTTGAGCGTGTTGCTATCCATCGTATGCACCAGTTCCCGTCTCTCAGTGAACAATGCCACCTCAGTCATCTTACCTACAAGCTCTAACGCCTTGAGTTGCTGTGCGGGGGGCAAGTCATCATTCAGAGCCATGCTGGAGAGTTTATGGATTGCCATAGCCCTCAAGCGAGGGGGTAATAGATATTCCTCCACCTCTTTCTGTGCTTCTAGAGCCGTTATGTATGTTTGAACATTGGTGGACTTCACAATGGTCTGTGCGTTCCTACTGGCGGTAGTGTTCTTGCCCTTGTGGTTGTAAGCCCGTTTGTATGCTTCAGTCTTATTCCCAGTCGCTACTACATTCTCAGCGAAAGCCTTTTGTTTCTTGGTTAGCTTGATCCCTTGCTTAGACTGGGAGCCTAGAATGATGGTCTCAATCGGCACTGCTTTCATGCCTTCAGCTATCTCTTTCTTGGTCAATCGCTTCATAGGTATCTCATGGGTATATTTATACCCCCCAAGTATAGGACAGTTCTTACTGGGACATCAATAGTCTTCTCTCCCTTACTCTTATCTCTCTCTACTGGAGCATGAGCCACACTGTTCCGCTTCGCTCTCTAACCCTAACACTGTTAAGGTGAGACCGCATTTTAGGGTTTTCATACGCATCAGAGAGCCATGCTTCCCATTTTTATGAGCCTTGATACACAAGCAAGGGATTTTAGGACACACTCCACCGCCCTCTAAGCCTTATCCAGTAAGGGCTAAAAATATTTTTAATAAATACTATGCAAGTCAAGTATTTATGGTTTAAGATTTAATCTCATTCACTAGATGAATGAATAAACAAACCACCTACTAGGAGCAGATATGCAAACACTACAAGACACAATCGCCATATGGGATAAGCAGATAGACGAGGAGCAGATGATTGGGTTTGTTCGTCTTCATGCCAATACAAACTACAACAAGGGTTGGGATGTCATCGTGGAATGTTGGACAGATGGAGACATCCTTGAGTATCTATCTGAATCCAAGTTCGATATGGCTAAGACACTGAAAGCCATTCAGGACTGGATTGATCTACGGGATGAGATGGAAGATAACTGCCAGTTCTAACCAGTCAATCTGATGATGGGCTAATGCCCGAAACCTGAGAGATCAGGTCATTGACAACACTGCTAGGAGAAACAAATGGAATCAACATTGTTAAAGAAGTTAGCTAAAGGTGAGTTCTTCAAACTCAAAGGGTCTGAGACTGCTCCAGTATGGATGATTGACTATCGTGATGGTCATTTCATTCATGCCCACAAGTTTGATGATGTAAACCACACCAAAGTGTTTAAGCAAAACAAAGTAGTTTTCTTCGGCTTTACTTTCTAAGGGGGATTTATGGGAACACTAGAGCAACGCTACGCTATTTATCTCGCCTGTGCTGATGATGGCACTGGACATTCAATCACTGATGGCAAGCCACTGAAAACTTTTGAAGAGTGGTTGAATTCATAGTCAAACTGATGAGCCTTTAATAGGCGAAACCCAGTGATGGGTCTTTGACAAACTGCTAGGAGTTCAAATTGGAAACACAAACTGTAAAGAAAACAATCGACTTATCCCAGTTTTATGGCACTGAGTCGTATCACCGCACTAACCTGTTTACCCCTAACCTTGTTCACACTGATGGGGTTCAATACTTTGCTGATCAAGGTGGTTGCTACTGGTTCTTGGATATCGTTGCCAGTGAATACTATCCACTGTTAGCTAAAGAGCCACTGCTCTCCATCCAGTTAGCCGTTGAGGATGGGAAAGCAGATATCTGCGTGGAAGACGGGGATTGCAACATCATCAAGCAAAAGCATATTGCCCTAACCGATTGCCCTGATGGGATGTATCGGTTCTTCCTGACTGACAATGTTCTGATGCTTACTTCGGAGTATTGATCATGGCAGACTTGATTGACACGATGACAGTCAAGTCTCCCCTCTTCCTTGAGGGAAGTTGGGGAGAGCGAGACATCGGCACACACGAATCCACACTGGAGTTGTATTTCAACAAGGACAACACTGGGTTTATCGAATGGGACATTCCCGATGTTGCCTTTGAATACATTGGTCTTTGGTTCGATATCGACAAAGATGGAAAACGCTCTTTATCTGAATACGATGGGGTTATGAGTCTCAATGACCATGCAATAGCACTGCTCCGCAAAAACGGGGTGGAAGTAGGAAAGGACTTCGAATAATGTTCCCCAAGCACGACTGGTTAGTAAACACCATATTGGTCGTTGCTTGGGCATACATAGCCTTTTATGTATTCCCACAAGCAATTTATCTTTTTATCAAAACTGGAGGGTTCTGATGTTCTGTATGCACGAAAACCAACACACTTGGGATGAGTATGACGCTCAAGGGATTTTTCTTACAAGGGTCTGCGAAAAGTGCGTGGATGCCAAGTTAAGCCAATACCGCCCTGAGATCCTTTCAGGGTATTTTCAATCAGATGTAGATGAGCCAATAGAGGAGCAATAACATGAATTATCAAAACTACTTTTCGTATTTAGATGTTTTACGAGATTCAGGTGTAACCAATATGTTTTTGGCATCACCTTACTTGGAAGCAGAATTTGGTTTATCTCGCAGAGAAGCAAGAGATGTATTGCTTACTTGGATTAAATCATTTAATAAAGGGGAATAACATGGGATGGACTGGGACACAATGCTTTTTCAAAATCAGTCGCAAAGACTTTTTGATCAAAGAATTTACGCAAGAAAACGATACCCACAAATGGTGGCTAACCAATATCTCGATGCGTGGCAACACCGCATATTGCATTAGTTGGCAAGAGGAGAAAGCCACTGGGATCAAACACCATGAGGGCATGGTTATCCTGACAGAGAAACGCAGAGAAGATCCTGACTGGATCTATTACAAGAATATGGGGGAGACTGTATTGCCCTATTACTTTGATGCTCCCAAGAGCCTTATTACGACTCTTAACGCATTAGGTATGCCGTTCAATACAAGTGCTAAACAATGGCGAGAGCGATGCTTGGCAAATGCCAGTGTCAAGAAGCCAAAGTTGAAGTTTGGGGATGTTGTGAAGTTTGCCCATCCGATGTCATTCTCATTTTCTACTGGGAGGGTTGAAGAGGACACCTTTACCTATGTTGAATACGGGACAAAGAAAAATGTATTCAAGACCAGTCAAGGGCATCTTTGCCGTATATCAAAGTTAGCCAATAAAGAATTTACAGTTCTATCAAACTGATGAGCCAAGAGTAATGGCGAAACAAGTAAGTATGAGACCGCAAAGTCGTATGACGAGACCGCAAATTACTTACTTGTCTTTGATTAACTGCTAGGAGAATTAACATGGGTTTAGATATGTATTTAACCGCTAAGAAATACCTTTGGTCTGATGCCGATAAGGAGTTATCTGCCAAGATCAATGAAGCCATTGGAGTTGAGCCTGACTTTGAGAAACGATTTAATGGTTCGAGTTTGGTTGCTAAAGAGATATCACTGGATGCGATGTATTGGAGAAAAGCCAATGCCATTCATGGATGGTTCGTCAATGTTGTGCAAGACGGGGAGGATAACTGCCGAGAATATGAGGTAGATCGAGAACAGTTGGAGACACTGCGAGACTTGTGCAAAGACATCCTTGAGCATCCTGATGCTGAAAGGGAGACCGACTTAGAGCCGACTGAGGGATTCTTCTTTGGTTCTTACAAAAAAGACGAATGGTATTACGAAGACCTGAAGAACACTGTTGAGGGGTTGGATAAGGTTTTGGCATTACCTGACGAGTATTCATTTAGCTATCAAGCCAGTTGGTAAGGAGAGAGCCATGCAAAACATATGCGAAGACGGATATCAGGGCAATCACGATCCAGTATTAGATGAGTTTGGATTAGATGCTTACGAGCAGATTCAGATGAATTATGAGTCTCTTGACAATGGATCAGTGGTTGTCAATTTTGATGTATGGGACACCGATAATGACCAAGTTGTAAAGCAAGGGGGTTATGTCATGGTGCGTAAAGACGAAGATGACAAAGTGTTTGCCGTTGTCGTTATTGATGCCAATGGCGATAAGGTTGCAGAGGTTCATTTGCCATTTAACTTTTTGGAGTGCTGATATGCCAAAAATGCACATTAAAGCGTATGAGGTTCTTATCAAATCAGAATGGTATGAAGAGCCTACCTATGTCTTACTGGGAGTAGATGAAGAGGGTCATCCTGATTATGCCGTTTGGGAGTGTTGGGCAGATGAAAAGATTTACTTTTATTTGTCTCCCGATGAAATGGCTAATCTCAAAGTTGGGGATGTTCTTAACGATGGCGAGGATTTTACGATCCTTGAGATTGATCCTGAGCCGACTATTTACGAAGTTGAATACGAATTGGAGACTGTATGAAAGATATCAAAGATTACGACAAATACTGGAATGACGAAGCTAAAAAACTATTGCTTCACAAACGCATTGTCAATGTTCGGTATTTAACGCAACAAGAGACTGAAGACATGGGTTGGCATGAAAGGGTTGTTGCCTTTCAAACGCATGATGGATTGTGGTTTTTCCCCAGTTGCGATGATGAGGGAAACAGTGGAGGTGCATTATTTACTTCCGATGAAAAACAAAGTTGTTTACCAGTAATGAGGTAATGATGCCTAAATACATTATCAGGGCTGAGACCAATGTGATGTATGAGAGGGTTATAGAAGCCACCAGTGAAGCCGATGCTTGGGAAAAGGGCAAAGCCCTACCTGAGTGCGACTTTCACTTGGTAGGCGAATATGACCATGTTGTCTACGATGTAGAACAAACCGATGACGATGAGGATATCGAATGAAAAATGTTTACTTAGTTGAAACCAGTGAGACTTGTTTGGTTCACAAGCAATACTCCGTATGTGCTTACACGATGGAGCAAGCCAAAGATATGGTTTTGCGTGGGGATCTTTATGACTCAGGCAGGGAATTAGATCATTGGATTATGGATGATCTTGATGTCAATGAAATAAGAAGTATCAAACATTCAAGAGTA